CTCCACCGGCGTACCGTTTGGAACGGAGTCGGCAGTGTCGCCAATGTTGACAACGGCGGAGGTTTTAGGGTTCACCAGCAAGCCGGCAAATTTGCCAGTGCCGCCAGCGCCGATAGTCTCGACAGCTTTGTCCACATAGCACATCGCGCGCCCGTAGACGTTGTTCGCAGCGCTTGCGGAGTTGATGACGGCAGCGATGCCGGTGTAGGGCGAGTTGAAAGCAATCTCGCCGGGGATGCCGCTCACCAAGTCGGCCAAGACGGTATTTTGAAAAGCCATGATTAGGCCTCCTTCCAAAGTTTGTTGAGGTCTACCACGTTCGAGCCGGTGTCGGCTGCGTAAACTGGTTTCTTGTGGTCAGGCGTGCGACCGTGCAGCCATGCGTCAATGGCGATGCGCTCAGTGCCGGGGTCGGTCTTCACGCCCAGCTTGTCCAAGCCGTACACCGCAACCTGCTTGGCAGTCATCGCAGCGTGGTCGAACGTGCCGATAAAGCCGCTCAGCTTTTGGGCCAAGGCGTCACGGTCAGCAATCGAAGCCATAACCGCGCCGCTGTCTTGGGCGGTGGTCAGTTGCTTTTCAAGGCGGGCGATCTGCTTGCGCATGGCGTCCATGGCCTTGGGTGCTTCTTCGGTCTTGACTTCCTCATCCTTGACTTCTTCAGTCTTGGCTTCGTCCTTGACTTCGGTTTCGGCCTCGTCAACGACTTCCTCGTCATCCTTCGGGGCAAGGCGTTCGAGGATCGCGCTCAGCATCGCTTTAATTTCAGCAAGCGCGTCCGGGGCGCTTACGGTGGTTTCATCAGCCATTTTTAGGGCCTCCAGTACAGTTGCAGAATCAAGAGCGCACAGAGCGCCCGCGTGGTCTAGCACAGCCACATCCGGCCCCGTCCGGCCCTCCGTCACTAGCGCGAGATGATTGGCCCGTATGTCCCGCTGGATGGCGTCGTACACCTGTCCGTCGAAGACTCCGGGGCTAAAGTCGTAGCGGCAGCGGTAGCCGGGGGATAGCTCCCGGCGCGTGCCTGAGCGCACCAGCTCTTTGGCCGATTCGCTGAATAGTTTGAGTGTGCCGCGCAGATACGGGCGGTCGTAGTGAATGTCTTGGCCCAGCGCCCCCTGGACGCCCTTACGCTCGGCTGGGGTCAGCCCTTCGTCTTCACTTCCCAGCACCGTGTGTTCGTCAATGATGGGCATCAGCCGGAACGATGCGATGGTTTCTTCGCTCGCCAGCTCGGACTCGGGCCGATAGACCTTGTAAATACGGTCAGGCTCATCCGCACCAATCTCCGAGCCGAGGTAGGGGTACACCCCGATCTTGCTGATGGGGTTCCCTGTAATCTCTACGTATCCGTTGACGTCTGATGTGCGTGCGGTCATGTTCTGGGTATCGTAATAGCCAGATTCTATACCACGATTATCGGCAATAGGTAAAAACTATTCTGCTATGTCTTCTGGCTCTTCCTCTGGCGCCCATTCGAGGATAGGCAGCTGGACACATTTGCACGAAATTTGAGTACCTGGCAACCCTCGCTCGCCTGTTTTCGGATTGACTATGGGCAAGTTGTCATAGCGATAGATATTGCCACTCATAGCGACGTGATCTGGACGTGGCTCACTAGAGCCTCCGCTATGCAACCAACGAAAACTCTTAATCCCCGCCGACTGCGCGCGTTCTTTGTAGATCGCTGAGCTAACTTTTCGCACTTGGTCACGGGCAATCAGGTCTTTGCGCTTGTCGGTGATGCCCTTGTACTTTTCTAGCGCGTCCCGAACGTCAGCCATGCCCCGGCCTCCGGGTTGCAGGCTGCGCATTACCGCGCCCTCGATCTGTCCGTGATAGGTCTGGCCTATCGACTTAATCAGCGCGACATTTTCGATTGTCGATGCCTTGGCGGCTTGCTTGAGCGCGGCGGGCATCTTGTCGGTCTTGAGCGTAATGCCACCGGATACCTCTTTGAGCGATTGGCTTAGGGTGGCCTGCGCTGCTTTGTCCACGCCGGACATCATGCGGTCAGCAATCTCAGGCGCGCGCTGTGCAAAAAGGGCGGCGAACTTGCGTTTGAGGCGAGTCAACAGTAACCCGGCCTGCGAGCTGATACTGGCGTCGGTGGTTATCGGTGGCAGCTCTTTGTAAAGCGCGGCAAGCTCCCGCGCGTACTCCCGGAACATTTGCTCGGTGAGGCTTGCGATACCAGCGGCATACCGTTCTGCCTGCCCTGCGGAGTACGTTAGGGGCTTGCCGACGAGCAGCCCGCTAGAGCGCTGGTCAACGTACTTTAGGCGCGCGCGGGTGAGCCTAGGCTTGCGGGTTGCCATACTGTGCGGGGGCTTGAGGCTCGGCTGGTCCGTCTACCAAATCATCATCAACCAGGCCGAAGAAGTCGCTTTGCTTGTCCCGGCGCAGTTGCTCGCGCACGTCCTGCCCGTCTACCGCACCGATACCGGCGAGGGCCTGGGCGGCTTGGGCTTTCTTGAGGCTGATGTCTGCCCACTCTGCCGTGGTCGGGCTGTCCAGTGGTCGCCACTCTGAGTTGATTTCGATGTCAGCGCCGGGGAACTTCGGTTTAATGTCTGACAGCCACACGAGCAGGTGGTGCTTCTCCAACAACGGGTCGAGGTCGCAGGTCTGCACCGACTCCAGCATGATCCGATAGTTTTCTTGATCGGCTTCACCGGTGGCGTTGAAACCCTTGGGCGAGGTCATCAACAATTTAGTGGCAGGCACTTCGGAGATTGCGGCGACTAGCTGATATTGGGTCATGATGACCGCATCGAGGTCGGCCAAGCTCGTATCAAGCTGCACGATGTCTTCGGATTCCTTATCCGTCACCAGCACGCCGTAGTTGTCCCGGTTGGTTGACCAGTCGAACAGGCGCTGGATGCTTGCGGTCAGGTTCGCCCAGAACTCCACAGCGTCGGTCTTCATAATCACCGAACGCTTGGTCATTGCGAGTTGCGGGCCTTCGTTGGCCGTGCGCTCGGCGGAGTAAACGCGCTCGTAAATCATCTGCGGAACGCTCTTGCCGCCGTACTGATAGCCCGGTTTGATCGTGTCAGGGACGGGGTGGGGGATGTACACGCATAGGTGGCTGCGGTGATAGCGCACGCTCCCGATGACGTAGTACTCGGGGCTATAGAAATGCCTGTTTCCGGGGTCGCTCAGGGCCGCGCTGGTCAGTTCGGGAACCATCCAGATAGGATCCACTTGGCTGATTCCTCGGTAGCTTCCCGGTGTAACCCCGTCCGGGTTAAACGGCTTGGAGTAGTACTCGGGGTCAGTGCTCTCCACCCGGAAAATCGCCACGCGGATACCGTAGACCCGGCCCATGTGGATGTACTCACGCATGGCCGAATCGATGCCGTATTTCTTGTCCCACTTAGAAAACGCGGTCAGGATGGCGTCTGCGTCGGGGTGGTCTTCGTCTACCGTGACATCGTAACCCACGCGCACGGCGTCGCGGGCGGGCATGGAGCAACACCGGTCAATTAGCCAGTGCTGGGACATGATGGCGGCGGTCTGGTAGCCAATCCAACCCTGCCCCATATACCAACGGAATTGCGAGTCAGGCGCGCCGCCCATGGTCTGGCCGTCCGACTTAAAGCTTGGCAGCCCGCTGTCCATCGCCATGCCCTGAGCAACGGGCCGGGGGAAGTGGTCAGCAATCGCGGCGAGGCGCTGCGGGGCGGTCATCCCGTACCGGTTGTTATCCTGCGTTGAGAATGACGTACCCCGCACCTCTGGCGTCGGGTCTGCTGGTTTCGGTGGTTTGCGTGTGAACATGGCTATCCAAAGGTTGTGCGGCGTTTGCCTGCCGCTTTATTGTAGGCGCGGGAGGCCGCATCGACCAAATCATCGTGCGCACCCATTGGGAACGTTCGCATTTCGCCCAAGAATGGATCGTTCCATTCCCCTCTCAGCATTCGCACGTTGCCCACGTTGACCTGAGCAGCTAGTGGCTGGGCGCGGGTTGACTTGTCGCCAGATTCCGGGGTGAACTCGAACCGCGTGCCGTGGAGCAACCGGCTAATCGCTTGCTTCTGGGCGACGCCTGCTTGCCCGGGGTCTTGGGGAATGCTGGTGACGGTCTTTTCGTCAGTCTTGCCGAACTGCTTGATAGCCGCCTGCACCTCGTCCGGCGCGCCCTTGAACCGGTGGGCATGGGCAATCCAGACAATCCCGTCTTTGATTGCCAGCTTCACGGTCGCAGTGTAATCGCTATGCTTTTTGGTCGTTCCGGCCAAGTCCCAGCCGCGCACGTATTGCAGACCGGTGGGCAGGGCGTCCACGATTTCGATGTTCGCCGGTTTAAAGTCTCCACCCGCGCGCGGGGCTGGGCGCTGCTGTAGCTGGCCTGCCACGCCGTAATCACCCAGCGATGCCTCTAGCGCCTCTACCGCTTCCTCGTCAAACCGCTCGGGAAACATCAGCTCACCCTCTTCGATGCGCGGGTCGCCCGGTCCGACAACGTGCTTTGACAAGCCCACCTCGTATCGCATGGGGATGCAAAGGTGCTGATAGCCCAGCGACAAGGCCTGTGCCGACACATCGTTTTCGTGCAGGCGCTGCATGATGATGACAATGGCGCTGTCGCTATTGCTTACCCGGCTCGGGACGGCTTCCCGGAATGTCTCGATAGCCGAGGCGAGCAGGGCGGGCGACTGGGCATCGTAGACGCTGTGCGGGTCGTCAATCAGTATGCGGCTACCGCGTGCGCCCGTGAGGCCGGTGAAGGCCATCGCCTCGCGGAAACCCGACGATTCGTTTTCAAACTTGGTTTTTGCGTTCTGGTCGCCGGTGAGCTGGACGGGCCATAGACTTTGATACCAGTCGGATTGCACCAGTCGACGGCATTTCGTGCTATCCCGCACTGCCAGGTCTTGCTTGTGCGCGGTTCCAAGATAGCGGTGCTCAGGCTTGCCCAGCGGTCCCCACTCCCACGCGGGCCAGATAACCCCCACAAGCAGGGACTTCATACACCCCGGCGGGACGTTGATTAGCAGTCGCTTTATCTCGCCACGGCTCACGGCCTCTAGATGGGCGCAGATTGAATCCATCGCCCAGTTCCATTCGAGGGCGGTTGCAGGCTCTAGTACGTGCCATGCGCGTTCGGCGAA